GTTTGCTGTTTTACGCAGCGAATAAAAATTTTTGAAAAAATTAGCACTCACCTCTTGACAGTGCTAACAACGAGTGCTATATTATAACTGTGTTATAGATATGATAGAACATACAAGAGATTGTATTTCACTGAAACTGAAGGGAGTGAACGACATGAACATTAGTAAATTTACACAGAAATCAATGGAGATTGTAAATAATCTTGAAAAGACGGCGTACGATTTTGGAAATCAGGAGCTGGCGCAGGAGCATTTGTTATACAATATGCTGACGGTCGATGACAGCTTGATTGTCAGTCTGTTAAAGAAGATGGACATTGACCCGGTCGTTTTCCAGCAGCACCGGCAGGATCCGGCTCAGCGTCTCTCCCTCCTGCCGGTCTCCCGGCTCCCGGGGCAGCACCGTCGGCTCCGGATAGCAGTCCATGGCGTCCGCGTGCTTGCTGAGGATGCAGTTCACCAGCCAGCCGCTGGCCGGCCGCACGTCCTCCGGATTGCCGCCCTCGCCCGCCTTCTCCATCTGCTCCCAGTGCCGCAGCTTCCAGAACTGCTCGTTGTCGATGATGCGCCTGTCCAGATTTTGCTTGCCCGCGCGATAGCGCCGCAGCACCTCCGCCGCGGCCCGTACCGCCTCCGCCCCGATCTTCACCGGAGCACCGGCGTCCCGCGCGGTCCTTGTCTCCTGCTCCATCCGAGCACCTCCCTTTCATGTTCTGTCCCTGCCCCCGCCCAGCCCGAAAGTTGCCCGCAAACGTGCAACACCCCCCCAATTTTTTGTCCCAGCCTCCCCCCCAAAAAAAGCGCAAAAAAAGAAAGCCCTTACGGGCTTTCTTTTTTATTTGCTCTTAGTGACGCTTTTTAGCGGTCCACGCCATACCGGTCACGGACAGCACCGCCGTCACCGCGTAGATACCCACGCCCGCGTCAAAGGTCTTGGGAGAGCCCTTGGTGGTGGTAGAAGTGGTGGTATCGCTGGTGGAGGGGTAGTAGTAGTAATAGGACTTGTTGCCAACGGAACCATCGCTGTTCTGCTGCTTGCCCGCTACCAGATACGCAGACACGTCAACTGCCTTGCCCGCAGCATCCGTAAAGGTGCCGCCGGAGACAGCCACTTTGGCACTGTCGATCTTGCCGATCATTGTAGCCGACCCCTTCGTAAAAGTACCGCCGGAAATGTCCGTATATGCTTCGCTCACGGTGCTTACATCACAAATAACGTAGGTTCTCTCTTTTCCGCCGATAAAAGTACCGCCAGAAATAGACAGCATACCCTTGTCATTATCTGCGCCACAACCGCAGTTATAGATAACCGACACCGTCCTACTTGCAGCTTGCAACTCGGAGCCGTCAAATTTTCCGTTTGTAATGGTCAATTCATTGTGATTCTGCACACAGGCTTGCGCAAAGTTTTTAAACTCGCCGCCGTTAATAGTCATCACACCGCAATCGTCATTCTTCACAGTATTCAGGCCGCCAATAAATGTGCCGCCGTTGATGGTGAGAACCGCGTCCTTAGTATGTGCCGGCTCTTTCCCCTGCTGCCCCGCAGTGCTTACGCTCTGCCAGCCATTTGCAAACAGGCTGGAAAACTTTCCTTTCGTCCCACCAATGCTGGTCCCATCCTGCTGCACGGTAACGCCGGAGTTAACAACCATCTCTCCGAAATTCTTAATCGTGTAATAAGAATTGCCGCCAGCATCATCTGCATTTTTGCCCGCTTCATGGCTTCTATCAAACGTACCGCCATTCAGCGTCGCCAGCGCGTCAGGTGCATTGTACAACGCAGCGCAGGCATGGCTTACGTTGTCCACAACACCAGTGCTGGTGATGGTCAAATCACCATAGTTGGTAATGGTATGCTTCCCCGCTTCGTTAGTCAGCGTGTAACCACTCAAATCCAGCGTGATTGATTTTTCTTTAGCGACAGTAATGCTCTCCGTCAGGTCATTCAAAAGCACCACCACCGTGTTTCCACCATCGCTCGCGGCGTTAATAGCAGCCTGCAGCGTGGCATATCCTTGTTCGCCAATTTTTGCAACTACAGTTGTCGATGCCGGCGGTGTTGTGCCGCCCTCACCTTCACCATCCGCCCAGCTGACGCTGCACAGTCCCAGCGCCATGACCAGCGCCAAAATGGTTGCCAATATCTTTTTCATTTTTCTTACCCCGGGTTTTTTAGATTTCCGCAGGACACTTCGTTTTAACAAGCTTAAAACGCCAAAGCAGGAGTACTCCTGCGGATAATCAGATTATAGCACAGTCACATCGTTTGTCCAGCCCTTTTGTGTAAAATTCCGCATTTTCGTCATCTGCGAAATTCGGACCGGGGGAGGGGCTGCGCCCCTCCCCCGGTTTCTCACGGCTCCCGCCGTATCTCCGTCCTCTCCCGGGGCGCGATGGGCCGCATCATGCAGAAATACCGGCTCTCGTCCGCCGCGTGGTCCTCCTGTCCCGTGTCCACATCCTCCGGCGCCGTGGTGCTATACGACAGTCCCGGCACCGTCCGTATGAACGCCCGGCAGTTTTCGAACACATACAGCATGGGGTACCCCTCCCCGTCAAAGCTCATCCGGTAGTGCAGCTGCATCCACCCCGGTATCCGCCGGTTGTCCCCCTTTTCAAAGAACAGCCTGTGCTTCAGCGCCGTCTCATAAATGCTCTCGCCCCGGCTGGCGTCCCAGATGGCCGGGTCCGCCACCCCCCGTATGGTCCGTCCCCGCAGATATGGGTGCTCGTCCTCCATCCGCCGTATCTCCGCGAACTGCCGCTCCGGCGTCCACAGCACGCCCTCGTCCGGCGTTCCCGTGCAGCCGTACAGCTCCAATATCCGGTACACGCACCCGTCGAAGTCCACCGCCCACCAGCCGCAGGAAAAGGGCTTGGCGTACCCGAAGTCGTAGCTTCTGTACACGTTCCACTCCCGCGGGATGTCAAAGGGCCGGATCACATGCGTCCACCGCCGGTCCGCGTAGTGCGCCGGGTCGTCCGTGAACTCCTGGAACACCTGTCCCGCCAGCACGTCCCACCGTCCCTCCAGCCACGCCGCCCGCAGCTTCGGCGGCAGCGCCTCCAGCTGCCGTATATACTCCGGCTGCCGCGCCAGCAGCGCCCCGTTGTCCGTCACCCGCGCCGGTATGAACGCGTACTCGCCCCCGTTCTCCCCCGGCTCATACCGCCGGTCGATAAACAGCCGCTTGATATACCCATGCCCCGGCCCGCCCGGGTTGCACGTGTAGTAAATGCGCTTGGGAAATCCGTTCACGCCGCGCACGCACGCCGCCAGCTTCCGCATCCACTGCTCCTTCAGCTGCGTGGCCTCGTCGAAAAAGATCACGTCGTACTCAGCGCCCTGATAGCGATCCGCGTCCCGGTCGCAGCCGCAGTATCCGAACTGCAATACGCTCCCGTTCCCGAACACGAACCGTCTCTCCTCCGCCCGGTATACGGCCGTACCCGCCAGCTCCAGCCGCAGCGTCTCCAAATGGTTTGCCTCGATCTCCGGCATGGTCCGCCGCACCAGCAGCATCCGTATCCCCGGATACCGCTGCGCCAGCAGCTTGGCCTTGCACCGCACCGCCCAGCTTTTCCCGCCGCCCCGTGCCCCGCCGAAAGCGACGTACTTCTTTTTGCACCGCAGAAATTCGTCCTGCTTTGCGTTCGGCGTCCCGATGTATATATCCTCCATGTTCTCTCCCCCTTGTCTCTCTTCTCTCCGTGCTTACTCGCTCAGCTCCCGTACCCCCTCTCCCAGCAGCACCTGCACCGTCTGCGCCGCGGTCCCGCCGCCCAGCTCCTTCTCCAGCCCCGCCAGCGTCTGCAATATCCCCGCCAGCTCCTTCAGCTCCTTGGTGCACGCCTCACCTTTTTCCGCCTCCTCGGCCGCCCGCTTCGCGCCCCGCATCAGCGCCCGCGTCATTTCCAGCAGGCAATTCCTGCTCTCCGCCCTGCGCCGTCTCTCGTTCCGGCACCCGCTGACCCAGTTCTCCTTCCGCGCGTGCCGTCCCACGGTCTGCACCGAAACGCCGTATTCCTTCGCCAGCTGCATATAGGTATATCCGCCCGCCTCGTACTTCTCCCGCAGTTCCTCCCAGGGTGCCGCCGTCTTATGCATCCGCCTCACCTCCGACCACCTCATACGCCGCCAGTATCTGCGCCGCGAAATCTGCCAGGCAGCCCCTGCACACGTTCTCACCGCTGATCCGGTAGTATCGCTCTCCCCGCAGCAGCTCTCCGCCGCACAGGTCGCACTGTCCGCACACCGCGTCCGTCCCGTTCTTTCTGTACATCATATCCGTACCCCCTTATCAAGATCGTCTATACCCATCCCCCGGAAAGCAAAAAAGTTGCCCGCAAACGGGCAACACCCCCCAAAATTTTCCCCCAGCCTTCCCCTTGAGGGCACGCCCCCCTAAGCCTTCCCCTGAGGGTCGCGGGGTTGAATGAGAGGGCGGGGGCCTGGCAGG